TAAAACAACTTGTAGAAGACAACAAGATAATCATAGAAGACTTTGATACAATCAACGAACTGTCTACCTTTATTGTAAAGGGTTCATCATTTGAAGCAGATGATGGTTGTAATGATGATATGGTTGCATGTTTGTTTATCTTTGGTTGGTGTACAGATCAAACTTATTTCAAAGAACTTACAAACAATGATATCAGAGAACAGATGTACAGAGAGAACCAAGATCAACTAGAACAAGATATGGCTCCTTTTGGATTTGTAATCAATGGTTTAGAAGATGATAACATTGGAACAGCAGTTGACGAATACGGAACAAGATGGGCTCCTATAGTAAGACAGTATGATTCTGATTGGTAATGGAAAGTCCTTGCGTTCAAATCTGCAAACTTATAGATAGTGTATGTGTTGGGTGTTTTAGGACAACTAAAGAAATAACTATGTGGTCGAAGTATACAGATAAACAGAGAGAAGATATTATTAAAGAAATTCAATCAAGTCGTTGTCAAGTTTAATCCAACAGTTTGAACAAACTACTTTACAACTATTCATTAGTTTGTGAACTTCTTTTCTACTTTCATCATTCGTACCGACTCGTTTTGCTTGTCTTCTTATTTCTACATCATGGGGATATAGTTTGAGAGTCACAGTTTCACTCTCTCCACAATGAATACAATGTTCGTTGTTGAGGTGAGTATTCAACCACGCAACTCGTTTTCGGTAGTTCCTACGAGCTACCTTTTTGATGGTGTCTTTGTATTTTTCGTAATGTGTTGTCATATTGTTATTTATAAGTTTTGATACATATAAAAGTGAGTTTTTAGAAACTTCGTTTTTATAAATACTAGGAAATAAAGAGAGAACTCTAAAATCAAGGAGCAAATACCATGTCATTTTTAGTTTCACCTGGCGTTCATGTCAGAGAAATAGACTTAACAAATGTCGTACCAGCCGTTGCCACCTCTATTGGTGCAATTGCAGGCGCATTTGAAAAAGGCCCAGTTGGTTCTGTGACAACTATTACGTCAGAAGAACAATTGGTACAAACATTCGGAAAACCTCAAACAACAAGTAATCAGTTTGAAACATTCTTTTCTGCTGCAAACTTTTTGCAGTATGGAGATAATTTAAAAGTAGTAAGAGCAGAAAGTGCCATTTTAAACGCTGGTGCAAACTCTGGAATACTTATCAGAGATGATGACCATTATCAAGCATCTTTTGAAGATGGTTCTGGTTCTCATGGAGAGTGGGCCGCAAGGACTGCTGGAACTCATGGTAACGGAATTGGTGTAGATATCTGTGGTGGTAAAAGAGCATTTAAACAACCACTTGGAACACTTAATCTAGTAAATGGTGCTGGTGCAGTTGGTGACTTATCAATTACAGTTGATAACCAAGATGCAGCTAATGCAGTAATCGCAGTAAGTGATATCATTTCTTTCCAAACAAATAACTCTGTTACTGCTCTTGTAAATGGTGCAATCACAGTTGCAACTAAAAACTTAGTAGTTGATGGAAACTCTGGTACTGCTGCCGTTGGACAACGAGTAATTGGTGCTGGTATATCAGATGGTGGAGAAGTTGTTAAAATTGTAACAGTAACTTCACAAACTGCATTGATACTTGATAAAGCAATTATAGTTGCAGATAATGCGCCTCTTGCATTTATAACAGATGTAAATGTAGAATCTAAAGGTGAAGAATATGAAGTAACTTCAATTTCATCTGAAGTTTTAACAATTCGTTTGTTAGATGATCCTGCTGGTGCTGGTTTACAGTCTGTAATACCAGACAACTCATTTATCACAAGACGTTGGAGATTTTCTGACTTATTTGATGATGCGCCTGGAACATCTGCATATGCTACCGAAAATGCTCGTGGAGAAGAAGACGAACTTCATGTTGCAATATATGACACAGTTGGTGATATAGCAGGATTTGCAGTAGGTGTTGCTGGACAAAGAACAAGTGCAGTAATCGAAAGATTTGCAAATATGTCTAAGAACCCAAATGGTAAAACATCACAAGGTTCTAATAACTATTATTCAGATGTTATCTTTGCAAAATCAAGGTTTATCTACTGGACAGATCATTTATCTGCTGGTTCTAACTGGGGAACAGATATTGCATCTGGTACAGACTATACACTAGTAAGTGGTATTGATATTTCTACATTAACTGGTGGAACAGATGACTATGCAACAACTAACGGAGAGATTACACTTGCTTATGATAAGTTTAAAGATACAGAATCATTAGACATTAACTTAGTTATAGGTGGTTCTTCAAGTATTGCTGCTGATACAGAAGCAAATATGGATGCACATGTAACAATGATTACAGCTCTTGTGGAAACTCGTAGAGATTGTGTGGGATTTGTTTCTCCATATCGTGGTGCTACAGTCGGTATTGCAGATTCACTTACAGCAACTAAAAATGTTATAGACGGATTTGACCAATGTCCAAGTTCATCATACATGGTTTTCGATAGTGGTTACAAGTATATGTACGATAAGTATAGTGATGTATTTAGATTTGTTCCATTAAACGCAGATATTGCTGGACTTTGTGCATTTACAGACTCAATTGCAGATAGTTTCTTTTCTCCTGCTGGATTTAACAGAGGAAATATTCGTGGTGCAGTTAAGTTGTCTTACAACCCTCAAAAGGCTGAAAGAGATCAACTTTACAAGAAACGAGTTAATCCTGTAACTAACTTTCCTGGGCAGGGTGTATGTCTTTTCGGAGATAAAACTGCATTGACAAAACCAAGTGCATTTGATAGAATTAACGTAAGACGATTATTCTTACTTCTAGAAAAAGCAATTGCAACTGCAGCTAAATTTCAACTCTTTGAGTTCAATGATGAGTTCACAAGAGCACAATTTAGAAACTTAGTAGAACCTTTCTTGAGGGATATACAAGGTCGTAGAGGTATCACAGATTTTAGTTTAAAGTGTGATTCAAGTAATAATACTGGTGAAGTCATTGACAGAAACGAGTTTATTGCAGACATCTATATCAAACCAGCAAGGTCAATCAACTTTATAACATTAAATTTTATCGCAGTACGAACTGGGGTTGCGTTTAGTGAAGTAGGAGGTTAATCATGGCACAAATAGATGACTTTAAAGCAAATTTAATCGGTGGTGGTGCAAGAGCTAACCAATTTAGGATAACTATTACTCCACCTCCAGGCATTGCAATTGGACTTGATGTTCGTAGAACTTCATTTTTAGTTACAACTGCTGGAATACCAGACATTGCAATGAATTTTATTGCTGTACCATTTAGAGGAAGAAATATCCAATATCCTGGCGATAGAGCAGACCCAACAGATTGGACAGTAACTTTCTATAATGATACAGACTTTATGATAAGAAACGCAATGGAAAGATGGCAGAATGGTATTAATGACTTTGCAAATAATACTGGTGTCATTGCTCCTGCTGATTTTCAAACAGACTTGCAAGTTGAACAATTAGATAGAGATGATACAATTCTAAAGACTTATATCCTTAGAAACTGTTTTCCAACATCTATTGCAGAAATTGCGTTAGATATGTCCTCAACTGATGCTATTGAAACTTTCGGCGTAACTTGGAAATATTCACACTTAGAAGCGTCTGGTGTGAATTTTTAACCTACTAAATAGAAGACACAGTAGGAGATATTATGGCGGAATTATTTGGTTTTAAGTTTGAGAAGATAAAAGACTCTGGCTCTCAAGAGAAGTTTACTGAACCTAGTTCAGAAGACGGAACTCTTGAGGTCGCTGGAGGCGGTTTTTATGGACAACTCTTAGATACTGATGGTAGAGAACGAACCGAGCAAGACTTGATTCGTAGATATCGTGATATTGCACAACAACCAGAGTGCGATAGTGCGATTGAAGATATCATCAATGAGGGTATTGTTGCGAATGAAAAAGATCAAGCAGTTGCTATAGAACTTGACAGACTTATACTTTCTAAAAAAATCAAAGATAGAATACACGAAGAATTTGATGTTGTGTTACAGCTCCTTGATTTTGATACAAAAGGACATGACATATTCAGACGTTGGTATGTTGATGGTCGTTTGTTTTATCATAAGGTAATTGACCAAAAGAATCCAAAAAAAGGTGTTCAAGAGTTACGATATATCGAACCTAAAAAGATTCGTAGAGTTAAAGAAATAAAGAAAGATGTTAAAAAAGGAACTAGTGTTGAACTAGTTACTAAAGTAAACGAATATTATCTTTATAATGACAAAGGTCTTAAAACTGGAACAACTGAAGGTATTAAAATATCTCCAGACAGTATAACTTATGTGCCATCTGGACTAATTGACCAGAACAAAGGTCATGTACTTTCTTATCTACATAAAGCAATCAAACCAGTTAATCAACTTAGAATGATTGAAGATGCACTTGTTATTTACAGAATATCAAGAGCTCCAGAAAGACGTATATTCTATATTGATGTTGGTAACTTACCAAAACAAAAGGCAGAACAGTATCTTAAAGATGTTATGAACAGATATCGTAACAAACTGGTATATGATGCAACTACTGGTGAAATCAGAGATGATAGAAATCAAATGTCAATGTTAGAAGATTTTTGGTTGCCAAGACGAGAAGGTGGTAGAGGAACAGAGATTACTACACTACCAGGCGGTTCTAATCTTGGAGAGATTGATGACATACAATACTTTAAGAAGAAACTATTTCAATCATTAAATGTACCTATCTCTCGTTTAGAAGCAGAAGCTGGTTTCAGTCTTGGTCGTTCTACAGAGATTACAAGAGATGAATTGAAGTTTACAAAGTTTGTACAAAGATTGAGGAAGAAGTTTACTCCTCTATTTACTGATATTCTAAAGACAAACCTTATATTAAAAGGTGTAATCACTTTAGAAGATTGGACAAGTATTAATCAACATATTCAGTATGACTTCTTGCAAGATGGACATTTTGCAGAACTCAAGAGAGCTGAGTTGATGGAAGATAGAATCAATGCACTAGGTAACATTGAAAGTTACATTGGTACATTCTTCAGTAAAGAATGGGTACAGAAAAACGTACTAAATCTTTCTGATAGAGAGATTGATGAAATGCAGAAACAAATGAATACAGAAGCTGGACTTGACCCAGATGAGGGTGGAGTTGACGTACCACAGAATACAGATGGTATTACAAGATACCCATCTCAAGATGGAACACCAATCCCAGCAGATGACATAGCAAAATATGATGGTGAAGAACCACCAGAAGAAAATGGAGATAAATAATGAGTGCAGAAAATTTTGTAAATGAATTACAACAAAGTAACAACTTAGGTGCAGAAGATGCATTTAAGAGTGCAATGACTGACAGAGTTGGTCGTGCATTAGAAACAAAAAGAAAAGAAGTAGCTGGAACTTTCGTAAGTAACCATATACCAGAAGTAGAGGACAATGAAGCAGTTTAATTCATTATATACATCTCTCCCAGAGAAAGATGAACATAAGAAATCTAAAGGGTATAAGAAACTGTCTCCGAAGATGAAAGAGGCTGTTGACGATATCTTTAGTAAAATGGACTCTAAACCTTCAGATTTCCTAAATACTTTTGAAAAAACTATTAATCAAGTATCCAAAAAATACAAAGTTCCAGAAAATGAACTTATGGGATATTTTGAAAAAGAAATGTTAACATTTTAAGGAGTTAGACAATGGCATTTACCACAAGAACATTAAGAGATACAGTTGTTAACGCTCCAGGCGCAGGCGGAATAGTCACTATATTAGTAAATATTGCTAATGACACAACTGCAACCAATGCTATTTTAGATGCATCTGCACTAGACGGACACGCCAATGGTGCAAAATTGCATATTAAAAGAATTTGGTGGGGATTAGTTGAGGGTACTGCTGATGATGATACTGGACATGTTAAAATTATTGAACAAGGCGATTCAGATATAACATTAATTGATCTTGCTGGAAGTGGTTACTATGATGGTTCTGCTGGATTGATTGAATCTGCTGCAACAAATACTGGTGCTACTTCTGGAGATATGGAAATGGCTTGTCTTGGTACATCTGGTTTTGTAATGATTGAGTTCAAAAAAGATGTAAACTATACAGCATAAAGGATAGAATTATGAATTATCATTTAAAATTAATATCAGAACATATCGAGAATGATATGGATTATCTGATCGAAGAAGATGAAAAATCTGGTAAGAAAAATTATAAGATAAAGGGGATATTTATGCAAGCCGATATTAAAAATCGGAATGGTCGTATGTATCCTATGGAAATACTTAATAAAGAAGTAAATCGTTATAATAAAGAGTATATCAATGAGAATCGTGCATTTGGAGAGTTAGGACACCCAGACGGGCCAACAGTTAACCTCGAAAGAGCATCTCATATGATTACTTCTTTAAAACCAGACGGAAATAATTTTATCGGAGAAGCAAAGATACTTTCAACCCCTATGGGTGAGATTGTAAAGTCTTTGATAGATGATGGTGCAAAATTAGGTGTATCATCTAGAGGCATGGGAAGTTTAGACCAAAAGAATGGTGCAAACGTAGTGAGAAAAGACTTTTACCTTGCAACTGCAGCTGATATAGTTGCAGACCCATCTGCCCCCAACGCATTTGTTGAGGGTATTATGGAAGGTAAAGAGTGGATTTGGAACAATGGATTAATACAAGAAGCCGAAGTTCAACAGATCAAAAACAACATAGAAGAAAACCATAGAACTGGAAACCCCACAGCGGATAGTTTAGAGTTTGCACGTTTTCTTCAAAAGTTATAACTTATAAATAACTTGTATAAACATTTAAAAGGAGCAATATCCCATGGCAAATGAATTAGATAAAACCATTGAGGAATTAGAGGCAGAAGTACTTGATGAGCTTGAAGAAGCTAATGGTCAAGATGCCCCTATGAAATCAGCTGGTAAAGCCGACAAAATGGACTCAATACCTGGCGAAGTTCAAGATACAGGAAATCCTGTAGTATCACCAGATCAAAAAGACGCCGCAGCTAAAAAGATTGCAGCCAAAGCAAAAAAAGTTAGTGGAGATGCATCACAAAAGAGTGCTGGTAAATCAGACTCTATGGATAAACCAAATGACGGAGAAGGAAAAGCTGCTAAATCACTTGCAGCTGGATTCGAAGCAGAAGGTGATGAAAATCTATCTGAAATGGACAAAATGGAAATGGACAAAGAACCTAAAACCAAAATGGAATACATGACTGCTATGAAAGATATGATGATGGGTATGGACAAAATGAAGAAAGAAAAACTTCATTCAACATACAATGCAATCAAATCTGCAATGCACCCAGAAGGCGCACACGAAGAAACAGAAGAAGAAAAAGAAAAATCTGAAGCTGTGGAAAATCGTCTAAAGTCTATTGATGTATCTGAGCACGTTGAAGCATTAATGAGTGGTGAGGGTGACCTTTCCGAAGAATTTAAACGTAAAGCTGCAACAGTATTTGAAGCTGCCGTTAAATCAAAAGTTCGTTCTGAAGTTGAAAGAATGGAAGACGAATAT